GCAATTGAGACCAGGAACGCGGCGACAGCCGTAGCGGCGACCCTGGCGCAGGCGAGGATACTGGGGGCGCTCGACCCAGCCACCGCCCAATTGAAGGCCGGCCAGCGGAGACTGGTTCTCACCTGGGGCGGCGAGGACATGGCCGACATCACCCCGGAACGGGTAATGGAGACCATACCCTTAAGAACCGGCACGGATGGCGACGATGGCTGACCTTCGACTGAAACCGATCCACTTGAAGGAGGCCCAGGCTTTCATTCAGAAGCATCATCGTCATCACGGCACCCCGGTCGGGCACAAATTCTCGATTGGCGTCGAGAATGGCCACGGTCTGGCCGGTGTGGCGGTGATCGGCCGGCCCATCGCCCGCATGGCCGATGACGGTTGGACGGCGGAAGTGACGCGGCTCTGCACCGACGAGACGCCGAATGCCTGTTCCATCCTCTATGGGGCGGCGGCACGAGCTGCAAAGGCTTTGGGTTACAAGAAGATCATCACCTACATCCTGGCTTCCGAGGACGGCACCTCGCTCAGGGCCTCTGGCTGGCAGCGGGACCGCGCTTCCCCCGGCGGGACATGGTCGCGGCCGTCCCGAACTCGCGACAATGACCACCCATTGGAGCCGAAAGTGCGCTGGGTGAGGCAATTATGACCCCAGATACCGCCTGGAACCGCATTAGCCGCTCCGAGAAGGCTAACCCGCGCATCCCCTATGAGTTGAGGCCCCTCGACCGCAGTGACCCTCAGACGGTCATCGCACTGCCTTACACCCCACGGAAAGTCTTTCTGCCATATCACAGAAGGAAGCAGCGTTTCGCGGCTATCGTCGCTCATCGCCGGTGTGGCAAGACAGTCGCGGAGATCAACGAATGCATAGTACGTATATCCCGCGTCGAACGCTCCTTCCCGCCACCCCAAGCTGCCTATATCTCCCCCACATTTTCCCAGGGCAAGAGAAACGCGTGGATGTATGCGAAACATTATACGCGGAATATACCGGGTATGAAGTTTCTGGAAGCCGAAACTACTTTGGTGTTTCCCAATGACGCTCGTCTTATTCTTGCTGGCTCCGATAATTACGGGGGCCTTCGTGGCGTTTACCTGGACCATGCTTCTCTGGACGAGTACGCCATTCAGGACCCCCGTATCTGGACCGAAGTCATCCGCGCCAGCCTCTCCGAATACGCTGGGTCCGCGACTTTTATCGGGAGCGCTTACGGCCGAAACCACTTCTACGACATTGTCCACGACTTCCAGGACGACCCCGACTGGCTGATCATGACGCTGAAGGCCAGCCAAACTGGGATTCTCACCCAGAAAGAGCTGGAATTGGCCAAAAAGGCCATGCCGCCCGAAGAATACATGCAGGAATACGAATGCAGCTTCGATGCGGCGGTGAAGGGGACCTTCTTCGGGGCGGAAATCGAGCGAGCCGAGAATGAGCGTCGAATTGCTTCTGTTGCCCATGACACCAACGCCAATGTGCTCGCGGCCATGGATCTCGGTATCGGTGGTGGAGCCTCAGTCTGGGTCTACCAACTGGTCGCTAATAACATTCATCTCTTGCGGTTTGTCCAGGACAAGGACCAGGCCCTCCCCTACTACGTCGATTGGCTGAATAGGCTCCCCTACAAGATTGATACTCTCTATCTGCCGCATGATGCGGAGCAGAGGGATCAGCAAACAGGCCTGACGCGAACCCAGTTTTTCCAGGCGCGCGGCTTTAACTGCTTCGTTCTCCCGAAAGTATCAGAACATGGCTCCATTGCCGCCGCTCGCGTGGCGTTTTCACGCTGCTGGTTCGACAAGCAAGGCACTCAGGACGGAATCGACTGTCTGCGCATGTTCAGGCGAGCTTGGGACCCCAAGCGCAAGGTATTTTCTGAGAACGCATTCAAGGATTGGGCCTCCCACGGGGGAGATGGCTTCCGATATGTTATTCAGTCTACTCCTTACGGACAAAATGCCAGCGATTGGTCGAAACCGATCAAGCGGAACCTGAGGGTGGTGGTGTGATGGCGGATCGGGGCCTCTTGTCAACGTTTAGACAACTGTACAACACACCGTTGTCGGTGAATGAGGAGCGTCACTTCCAGACGTGGAAGGGAAAGTTCGCTCCGCGTGATTCAGGCGCTGATTATGACCTCAGAGGCGCGTTCAAGGCCGGGCTGCGGCCTGCTGCCAACGGTCATTGGCCTGATACTTACAAGAAACCCAATCATCCGACGTTCAGCGTTGAGAGTCAGTACGCAAAGGGCGCTGATCGAGCCAAGGCCGGGAGTTGGAACGGCGACACTTTCATTCCAGCGGGGCGGGGGAAACGGTGATGTTCAAATCTACGTTGAAAAAGACCAAAAAGGCCCTCAAGCCTATCCCGCAAGAGACATTCGAGCGGATTGTCAAAAATGAAATCCTCCACGCCATCGATTTCGTCACATCCAGCCTCGTCAATGGTCGTGTACTTGCCGACAAGTACTATCAGGGAGAAACCAAGCTTCCTCATGAGCCTGGAAGAAGCGGCGTCATTGTCACCTGTGTCAGGGACGGGGTCAGATCGGTTGTTCCGTCAATGGCTCGCATATTTACGCAGTCCGACACGGTCGCCGAGTTTAGTTCTGACGCCGAAGAAGACGAAAACATCTGCCAGCAGATGACGTTGTTCGTCAATTCGGTCTATGACCGGTTTGGCGGCTACGAAGCACTGATCCAGGGCTGCACCGATGCTCTGAAAGCCCGGATTGGCGTCGTCAAAGTATCAATGGAGCAAAAAGTCGTCTCCACGCATAAGAAGGACATCATCCTTCCTCCCGATGAGCTGCCTGTGCTGGAGGAGGATACGTCCGCGCAGATTACTGAAGTATCAGATGCGTTCCCCGATGAAATGGGGAACCCTCAGGTGCAAGCAGTACAAACGAGACAAAATGTCAGAAAGGTTTGGCACCTGGACGTGGTCCCGCCCGAGAACTTCATCGTCAACGCCTCTGCCTCCTGCCTCGATGATGCGCGCATCATCGGCACCGTCGAGGTGATGCGAATCTACGATGCCGCTCTCATGGGCCTCGATCCCGAGGAGCTGATCGAGCTGCGGGGCTCGACCAACGAAAGCGCCATGTCAGATTACGAGCGCAACGAGCGCACCACCTACTCGGTCAACGATAACGAGCCAGACGCCGACGAAAAAGACCCGATGTCAGACGACATCACGATTGCTGAAATATGGCTGCGGATCGATGCTGATGGTGACGGTGTAGCGGAGCTGCGTCACATCATTACCGGCGGCAGCGAGTACAAGATACTCCTCGATGAGCCGGTTAATTTTGTTCCACTGGGCATTTTCAAGACTGATCTCCAGCCGCATGTGTTTTTCCCTATCTCACTGGCCGAGGATCTTATGCAGGACCAGGACGCTCAAACAGCGCTCCTGCGTAGTATCATCGACAATGCCGCTTTGACCAACAACCCCCGCACCGCCTTCAACGAGACGATGGTCAACGCCGAGGACATTAAGAACAGCGAAATCGGCGCAATTATTCGCACCAAGGGGTCGGGACAGATCGAAGAGCTTGCGACCCCATTCGTGGCCGGCCAGACGCTTCCCGTCCTTCAATATCTCGAAGAGGTCAGTGAGAAGCGGTCTGGTATATCCAAGATGAGCCAAGGCCTTGATCCCGATGCTTTGCAATCGACCACCAAGATTGCGGCCAATGCCGCCGTCATGGGGGCGGACGCCCGCATGGAGATGATGGCACGCAATGCTGGCGAGACCGGCATAAAATCGATGTTCCTGGCCATCGTCAGAATTGCTATGAATGAGTTGCGGGGGCCGCAGTCGCTCAAGACTATGACCGGCTACGAGGAGGTGCTCCCCGACATCTGGCATGATCAGGTGGCGGTCTCCGTCAATGTCGGCTTGGGCAACGGCCGCCTCGATTCGAAGATGATGGCGTTGTCCCAGGTTGCCGCTATCCAGCAGCAAACCATCATGACATTGGGCCTCGCTAACCCAATCTCCGGCTGGGCGCAGTTTCGCAACACTCAGAAGCAGTTGCTGCGCCTGGCCGGCGAGAAGAACATCTTGCCGTATTTCCCGAATGTCGATCCTCAGGTGCTTCAGCAGATCGACCAGGCCCAGCAGCAAGCGGCGGCAGCAGCCCAGCAGCAGCCGGGGGCACCGGATGTCGTTGGTGCCGCAAAGGCGAAGGCGGAAGCAGATCTTCAGATCAATGCCGCCAAACTTCAGCAAGAGGGCCAGATCAAGAGTTCGGAGCTGCAAC